TATTATAGTGATTAACTATTCCAAAATAATCGTTTCTTCTAAAATCAAGGTCTGTATCTGCAATACGTTCTCCTTCAGCATTAGACCACCACCAATCAAAATTATCTACTTGTCCATCATTATCATAATCAATGCCATAATAGTGATCTTGATAACCATAATCATATGCCAAATCCCACCAGGCACTATCTACTAAATAGTCATCTATTGGATTATATCCATAAGGTTTGTGAGACCTTGCAACAGCACCTATACTAAAACTAAACTTTTTACCAAGTGGTAATCTGAATCTTATATCTGCTGATTTATAGTTAAGATTTATTAAACCGTTTTCTTGCCATTCTAATTTACTACTCCAATATTTAGCAATGTATCTTATAAAGTGTTTATGACTTTCAAATTCTCTGTTTTGTTGTCTTCCTTTAGAATACTGAAATAAGTACTCTAATCCTTTTACTGCTCCGATATTACTTTTAAGTCCTGCGTTTTGCTCACTACCATCATAAAACTTTTTAGCTTTGTTTTCATAATCATATCTAGCTATTTTTCTAAGTCCAAAGCTCATCATATAATCATTACTTTGCTCAGGTGTTACATTTACCAAATCACCCCCTTGTGTTACAAAATACTGCTCATCAATAAATAATGGACTTGTTTCTGTGTAACTAGAATAAACTGTTGAATACTTAAATATATCTTTAAAAAATTGTCCTTGTATATTTATACTAAATAATATAAATAATATTGTAATTAATTGTCTCATATTAAAATTTGTCTGCTATTAGTACGTCTATATGTTTGTTTATTATGTCTATGCAATCATCTGGAAGTTTAAGGTCTAATCCAGATTCTACCCTTACTATTTCTTTACCATTATGATATAACACTACTGTCGGTAAATATTTAATGTTTTCTTCTTTAAATAATACAGCTCTTTTTTCCATATAGAAATAATAAACATTATATACTCTAAATGGTGTTAATGCTACTTCAGATTCTTTTACAAATCCTGCTGAAAACTGTACAACACTTATATCGTCTTTAAAATCTTGACTATATGTTAATGTAGTAAACAGTAATGCTACTAAAAATGCTCTCATCTATTTTTGCTTATTTGATATAATCTCTCATCAATCTTAGCGAGTTGGTCTTTTATTTCACTTATATCACCTGATAATACATCTTGCTTTTCTTCCAGTCTTTTAACTGTTGATCTTACTAATTCGTCTTTATATTGAAATTCAATAGGATTGACAGAATTTTCCTGTAATGAAATAACATCTTCAGTATTTTTTGAAACTGATGCAGAAAGTGTAAAATAGGTTGTTGCTAAAGATATTGTAAACCCTACAATTAATCCAATTGTTTTTAAGTCTAGCTGGACTTGTGTGTTCTCGCTAATTTCCTGTGCCATTATTTTTTGTCTATTTGTTTAAGTTTTTTTATTGCCCAATTTATTCCACTTGTTCCACCCCATCCTAACCAAGCTACATAGCCTTTATCCTTCCAAGGAGTATCTTCAAATTTTTTATTTACTTCTGCGTTTTTTTCGTGTCTTTTAAATGATGCCATTCTTGCTATAGTTTCTCTAGATATGTTTTCTTTTTTAGCTAACTGATTTGCACGAACCCAGCCAACTCTAGTCATACCTTTAACCTCATCACCATACTTATCCCTCCATCTAAGAACCTTTTTAGCATTATTAGATACACTAGCAGGATAATCATTATAAGTCTCTAGATTAATCATTTTACCTTGAAAAGTCCTATAACAAATAGCAATAGCCTGTTGTCTATCGTGGTATCTCATCATTTGTGGAACACAACGAATCATATACTGACTTTGCTTTTCTCCTACTTTCTTGCTTGGTATTGGCATCTAATAAAATTTAAAATGAAAAACTACAATAAAAAAATAAATGTTAAGCTCTGTAAAATCATCATCAGGTATATAACTGAAACCCAATAACAATCCAGTTCTTGATTTATCTATTATTGCAAATTCCCAATTATTCACAATCTTTACAATCTTGCCAAGTATGATAAACACCTCTTTTTTTGATGACTAATACTTGCTTTCGATTATCTTTTTTACTTTTGTATGAAACGTGAATCCAAATAGGATTATCACCATTATAATATTCCCATATTAATTGGTCAAAATCTAAATTATCTTTAATGTAATGAAACATCTCAGCATTAGATTTCCCACCCATTGTAGTTAGGTCGATTGCATTTCCTGTTAAATGACTACTAACAGGACTCCCTCTTAAACCACGATTGAGTTCTTCACACCTGTACATACTATTTATTCTAATAGGTCCTCCTACCCATTCTCTTAATGGCTCAAAGACCTTTTCAGCTACTAACTCCATATTTTTAATATGTTCAGCCTTTGGCTTATTTACTATACCAAATTGCTTTGCATACGCAGAATTAGTAGCTTCCTTATAACTTATATGACTACTTATTTTCTTCATCTTGTTCTTCTTTTATTTCCTCAAAAGAACCATCAGAAAGATTGATATTTATTTTACCATACTTTTCTTCTAATTCAGTTTTAGAATCTTGTTGTTCTTTCATTAAATCTGCATAGATATGCATTAATGAATGACGTTGCGTGTCTAACAGACCAAGATCGTGCAAAATTGCACCTTTCTTTTTTTCTTGTTCTTGTAATACTTCTAACTCTTTTTCTTCGATTTTTGACATTTTATTTATTTTTAAGATTAAGTTACTAAGATACTAATTTTTACATTCACATTTGTTCTGTTTGCATCTATCTATTTCTGCCTTTAATTCTTGTATTGATTTTACTAACAATGGTACTATCTTTGAATAGTCAACTGACTGCATTTCTTCTGCATCTTTTTCTCCTGTTACTGCTTGTGGTAAAACCTCTTGCAGTTCGTGAGCCATTACACCATAACTTCTGCTTTCATCTACTTTCCATTTAAAATCATATACAGGAATTTTAGAAACTTTATCAAGTCCATCAAAATCTTTTAAATCTTCTTTTAATCTATAATCAGAAGAAGTGTTAAACGCAGTTGCAGAACCATTTGTTACAATAGAACCTACTGCTCCATTACCATTATAAAAATTAAAATGGTTATAACCAGTAGTTCCTGAGTTAGCACTATTCCAAAAAGCTTGACCTTGAGTACCAGTAATTCTAACTCCAACTTGTGAAGCACCAGGTTCTGCTCCACCAGTATTTACATATATATAACCTGAACTGTTTATACGCATTTTTTCATTTATAGCACCACCACTTACAGAGCTTTTAAATATAATATTTGGACTAACATTTGTTTGACCTGAATTTGCACTTAAAACCAAATCATTTCCACTTGTTTCAAATGTAGATGCTTGAGCTGCATCAAGTGTAGTTATACTTCCTGCAAAAGTTGCATTTTTTGTATCGTGGTCTAATGTTAAAATATCAGTTGCACCATCATTTTGAGTAAATGTCAATAATTCTCCACTTACTGTCATAACAAAATCTTTGTCAGTATCCCCCTCTATTCTTAATGATGGCTCTGTTGTGCCTTTGGTTAATGTTAAACTATCTCCTGATGCGTGGTTAATACTAACACTTCCTGCAAAAGTTGCATTTCCATCTCCACCTATTGTTAGATTAGTATTTCCACCATCTCTAAATTTAATAGGAATAGCATTAGGTGCATTTATATTCATTGCACCACCCACCATATTAATATATCCTGTTTGAGTTGAGTTGCTTCTTATAACACCAATCCCCTCATCAAAAGATACATCCTGTGCAGATTTAACACTTATTTCTCCTTTAAATTCAACGCTTTTATCAGAGTTTAAAAACATAGAATCTGATTTTGTACCATCATATTCAGTAGTTCCTATTTCAGCATAAGGAACTGCACCTGTTCTTCCTGCTTGTATATACATACCTCTATCGTTAGATGTACCTACTCTAACAACTGCTGCACTTCCACTTGCATCAGAAGAACCTTCAAATCTTGCTAGTTCTGCAACATTACCTGCTCCTGCATCATTTTTAATGTGCAGTTTTGTAGCAGTAGTATCAAAAGCATAAGGAGAATTAGTTCCTATTCCAAAAGCTCCACCATCAGTGAAACTAAAACTACCTGCAAATGCACCTGCTGATGTGTAGGATTGAAACTCTAAATAGTTTGCTGAACCACTAGCACCATTAATTTGAAAAGCACCATAATTACTATCATATATTGTCCCATCAGCAGTATTTCTATTAAATCCAATTCTGCCCCCTGTTGCATTTTGAAATTTCATATTCCCAATTTTCATTGAGCCATTAATTTCAACCTTTTCAGCAGGAGTAATAGTTCCAACCCCTAACGCACCTGAACTAAGAACAGTTATTAAATCTGTTGTTCCTAAAGCTCCAGAGCCAGCAATTTTGAATTTTTTACTATCATCATAGTCAATACCCATTATATAACTTTGACCTGATACATTAAACATTACTGAAGCATCTCCAGTACTACTATTTTGTACAAGTACTTGAGGTGTTGCATCACTTGTACCTGTTTTTATATGTAATTTTTTTTCTGGACTGCCTGATCCAACTAATAAATCACCTGAAAAAGTTGTGTTACCTGAAGAATTTATACGCATTCTTTCAGTTAAAGCACCACCATTTGCTCTTGTACAGAAAAACAAATCAGTATTTCTATCTCCTGCATCCTGAAATTCTGCACCTATTCTTCCTGTTACAAAACCTGTGGAATTAAAGAAGTCAATAGGTGTAAAGTTTCCATCTGTATTACTTGTATTTTGTAACTCAATTCCTAATTCAGTACTTGCAGTTACATTTGTGTTTGTATCTGCTGCGTGTTGTCTTATCCTGCCTGAAAAAGTAGCCCTTTCTGATGAATCTATTGTTAAAGCATCAGAAGTTCCTAAAGATGCACTATTAGATATTCTAAAAGAATTATCAGTACCATCTTTTCCAATAGTCCAATTTGTTGTATTAGTACCACTTCCATTGTCTGTTCCAAATTCTAGTTCTGCATCTCCTGTTGCTGATATTAACATACTCGTACCACCACCTGTTCTGTGTAACTTATAACCTAAAGCATCAGCAGTTAAATGTGTTACTTGACCATTAATTATATGGTCATCTCCTGTTCCATCTCCTAAAGTAGCATTTCCATTAATTGCTACATTACCTGCAAAAGTTATATCCCCATTAGTTGTGCTTCTATCAATACTAAAAACATTAGCAGCAACACCACCATAAGATTTATCAAAATATAAATCAGCACCAGAATCTAATCTAAAACTGAAATAATCAGTTGTTCCTGCGCCTAAAACTAAAGTGCCATCAGACATTGCAGTTGAACCACCTAAATTAGCTTTTCTTATAGTTGTGCTTCCTGAAAAAGTTGCGTTACCACTTGATTCAACTTTCATTTGACCTGATGTAGATTGTCCATTAGGTCTTAAAAATACAGTTCCTGCACCTGTTGTTGCTAATGATATTGAAGCATCATCCCCAAGAAAATAAGAACCAGCAGTTACTGTCCCTGCAAAAGTTGCGTTTTGTGATGCGTCTAAAGTTAAAGCTAAAGTATCTACTGTATAAAAACTCATTGTAGAACCTAAAGAAACTGCCTTAATATCAAGGTTATCTCTATCACTTGCATTTAATTGTATTTTTGCTCTCGTTGTTGTTGCATCAGTTATATAAATATTATCTTCAACTTTTAAATCTCCTCTAGCTTCAATATCTTTTAATAATAAATTAGCATACTCATATCCTGTTCCACCTGTATCTACAGTAGTTGTAGGTTGTGCTGTTGTTCCTTTAAATAGTTTAAATCTATTTGCATCAGAAGCATCAGCAAACAACCCTAAATATCTTGCAGTTCCATCATTGTATTTACCATAGAAACCTATGTCAAGAGAATTAGCAGTATTGTCTTTTGCTAGTTCTATTAATGGGTCTTCTACTGCTAGTGTTTGTGTGTTTATTGTTGTTGTTGTTCCGTTTACTGTAAGATCACCTGCTATTGTTACATCCCTACCAAAACTTGCATCAGCATTTCTTGATATTGTTAATGCTGTTGTATCAACTGCGTTTGCATCTGATACCCTAAATACTATTGATTCTGTTACTGCCCTTTGGTCTATTTGAAAAGCACCAGTATAATTACTTATTATAGCTTCACTTCCTGTGTGTGTTAATGTTAAATCATTTGAATCACCTGAAGATAAAAATTTCCCATCAGGAACTCTTACGCTTTCTGTAGCTATTACATTTCCTGTTACTGATATTCCTGTATTTGTAGTTTCAAACTTTTTAGAATTACCTGCATATAAACTTGCTGTTTGCCCACCTGTTCCTGCAAAATAAGCAATGTATTCATTTCCTGTTGCGCTTTGTATTGCAACACTTGATGCTAAGAGTTTTAATTCACCTGTGCCTTGGTCTGATATATAACTATCACTACCATCGTGATAGATTTGCAAGTCTTCACCACTACCTGCTATAAATTTATTTCCATCAGTAACATAAACGTGTCCTCCTGAATTTATATTGCCTGTTGTAGTTAAAGAACCTGTAACTGTTACTCCATTTGTTGTAGTTTCAAATTTCTTTGAATTGTCGTAGTAAAGTTCTACTGCTCCATCCCCTTTAGCAATTATAGCATTTTCTCCATCTTGTACATATAGAAATAAATCATCGGCAGCTTGTAAAACTAAATCATCTACTGGTGCTACAACATAACCATCTGTACCATTTGAATATATTTCCAAATCACTTCCTGCACCATAAATAGACTTTACATTATCTCCGTGATTTGTAGTTCCTGTCATAGTTCCACCTGCTAATGGCAAGAACGAACCACCACTTCCTGTAATAGAGCCAGTTACTGTTAAATCTCCATCTACTGATACTCCTGTGCTTGATGTTCCAAGTTTTTGTACATTATTATGTCTTAACCCAACACCTGCATTTTCTACATATTGAACCCCTATTTCTCCATTTGCTCCTGATATAAGAACTTGCGTACTTCCACGCAGATTTAATGTTCCAGTTCCAGTATCAGCTATATAACTATTATTACCATCGTGATATATTTCAAGACCATCAGAAGAAGTGCCATAAATAGATTTAACATTGTCATTGTGGATAGTGTTTCCTGTCATTGTACCCCCTGCGAGTGGTAGGAATGAACCTCCTGAACCTGTGATAGTTCCACTTACTACAAGATTACCTGTAACAGAAGCACCTGTATTTGTAGTTTCTAGCTTTTTAGAATTATCATAATAAAGTTCTGCTGCACCATCAGTTAAAAATCTTGCTTTATATTCACTTCCATCAGGATTCATTATATCTACTTGTGTACCTTGTATTGATAAATTACCTGTACCAATATCTTTGATATAACTATTACTACCACTGTGATAAATCTGCAAGTCTGAACCTGCACCCATTAAGATTTTAGAAGAATCAGTAAATGTAATGTCATCATTTGCACTAACTGCTATGTCTGTTCCACCTGTAGTATTACCAAATGTTAGAACTTCTTGTAAAGTATCTGTTTGTGAGAATTTAGTATCTACATAATCCTTAACTGCTTTTGATGTAGGTAAAGAAGTATCGTTATTGTTGTTAGCAATACCATCAGCTTGGTCAACTAACTTAGTAATTGTAATGTTTTCACCTGTATCTTTTAATGAACCCCATTCAAGTACATTAGTAACTTTTAAATCACCACCTGTATTCATATAAATACCAGTCTGGTTTCCTGATCCATCCGTCAATTCTTTTAATGCTGCTGCTAAAACTGCATTATCAATAGTTTTGATTAAGGCAGGATATGTAGCTGATATTTTAGTGTTAAATAGAGTTGCCATATTTAGTTTTTTTGTTATTTAGTATCTTCTTTAAAAAGATTTTTAATTTTTCTATGTTTTTTTCTTTTGGTTTATATGTCATAATACCCAGCCATTAAATGTTGCATCATAAGATGGATAAATATCGTCATTTGTGTTACTTGTATATTCAGGATAAGTTGACTGATTAAAAGCCATAAAGTCAATAAATCTTCTAGAGTACCATTCTGCGTTTGTTCTTGCTTTTTCTACTAGATAATCTACTTCATTTTTACTTACTGTTTCTGCTGTTTCTGATGTATGTTTAAAAACACCACCATTTCTTACTTGATAAGCTGCAAAAGGCAAATAATCAACCTGAGCATACCAAATAAGCATAGGAACTATATAATCATTTAACAAAGTTTTCCATCTTGCATTAGCTACTGCATCAATAGTTGGAATAGCTGCTGTCAATCCATTGTACAAATCCGTTCCCATATAGTTCTGTACGTGGATTTCCTGAGCTAACTTTATAAACTGAATGAACTTGTCAGTATCGACATTTCCGTCCAGTATGGAGTTTCTTACAAGGTCTGTTCTATTTATAAATAATTGCGTTGCCATATCTTTCTTATTTTACTCCTGGATAATGCCCTTCATTTGGCATATTAACTGGTGCTATTTGTGATTCTTTTGTTCCTCTAGGACTTTTAATATAACTTTTAGGTATTGATCTTGTTTTTTTATAGTTGTCTAGGTTTGCTGAAGGTTCTGTATTGCTTTCTAAACGATACAATACTCTTACCCACTTATGTCTGCAATAAACACCACCTTTAAACTTAAACAAATCATACGCTTTGCCCTTATGTCCTAATTGTTTATTAACTCCTGCTCTTGAAGCTCTATCAATATCTTCTAATCTATATACAATTCCACTTTGTGATAATCTCATCATATTTGAACAAAATTCTCTAGTAGATTTACTAGGTTTTCTAGAACCTACTGCATACTTATATCTAATTTTATAGTTTTTAGAATCTAAATAACTAAAAGCACTTCCATTATTACGAGAATAAATCTCATCTTTAAGTTTTGTAAACAAACTCTTTTTTTCTTTTATACAAATGTTTGCCCAATCTTCATCACTAATGTTTTCACTTTCATCTAATTCATCTACAACAACCCATTTGCTAGAAACTCTTTCTCCTTTTAAATTTTCTAGTATATTTTCTCCTAATTCTGTTGACATCTGAATAGGTACACAATTTGGTACTTTTTTTCCGTCTTTTATTTTCATTCCATACTGCTCATAGCCTGATTGACAAGGTTTTTTTAAGTCAATAACTTCCTCGTGATATTCACAAGGCATATACCAAGTCTTACCATCTTCTTCGTGTGGATGATAACCATCACAACCCATAGCTTTAGCCATACTTTCTGCTTCTTCTGGAGTTTCAAAAACCATCTGTCCATCTATTTCTTTTAGATTTACTCCAGACATATTCTCTTTTATCCATCCACATATTTTTGGTGCTGCATCTGCTCCATATCTTGCAGTTTGTTCTTTAATACATTGATCCCAAGGGTATGGTTTTAAGTTAACCTTACTCATTTCTACTCCTGTTTCTTCTTCTATATCTTCTTTATCTTGTATAGTTGGGTCAACCTCAGTAAATTCTAGTGGTTGTAACGTAATAAAATAGAGGTTTAAGGCTATATCGTTGTAAGCTAATAGTTGGTCAAAGCAATCGATTAAAAGCTCCTGAAATGGTCTAATAACTGTATTGTCCATTAACAGAGATGCTGTTTTTATTTCTTCTGCATTGTTTCCTAATCCTGTTTGGTCTTTTATACCTAATAACATAGGACTAACAATTCTATGAGCAACCATAATCTTCTTAGTTGATTCTTCTGACAAAAATTGATACTGCTGATGAGCATCAGATAATTGTACAGGAGTTATTTCTGCTTGTGCTTCTTTGTTGTCGTTAAAGGCTAAGATAAATTTACCTGCATTAGAACTTCCTGAAAACTTTCTAGCTATTTTTGCTTCAATTAATTCTCTTTCTTGTTGATTAGGAGTTCCGTTATTGAAGTTAATTAACATAGAAGGACTTAATCCATTCATAATGTTGTTTAGGTGATAGTTGCTTATTTCTTCTTCAAGCTCACAATATTGTAATCCACCTTGGTAATCCACAGGAGCATAGTAATAAAAGCCACATTTATATGGTTTTATGTAATATATCTCTATATTTTCCTTTGACATACCAAAAGCAGGTATTCTTAATGGTTCATCACCCATTTTTAACTTAGACCAATCATTAAAGTAATAATATGCAGGAATATCTCCATCTTCGTTTGCTTTTGCTGCTCTTAATGTCTCTATTGGCATATGTTCTAGCATAGCAATCTTTTTTCTGTCTTTAGTATAGATTACTTGTATAGCGCATTGACCCATTAGTTTTAAGTCATAACATAGTTTTCGCACCATATCTTTTCGGAATAATGATACCATTTGTGCATATTCATTAGGTTTTCTCGATGCATCTGTTGCATTTAAACCTTTACCATATATTTGTTGTGATATACCATTAATAGCTGCATTGTTAGTTGGTGAGCCATTATATCTGTCTAATATAAATTGGAAGTAGTTATTATCTGCTCCATATTCTATCCAGTCTTTTCCTTTTACTTCTTTTATTTCTGGACTTGTATATGTACTAAGATTTACAAAACCAAATTCTGATACTTTTGAGTTTTTAGTAAATTGTCCTAATCTATTTCTGTTTCTTTTTTTCATATTACAAGGTAATCATTATTGTAGCCATTATATTGGGTATATTGATTTTTATTTATTTCGTAATGGTCATTATCATTTAATTGGTCTATGTCTTGGTCTGTACAGAAGATTCGATCTCTATAGATGTCTTCTTTTTGATTTGCATCTGTTTGCCAGACCTCATCATATAAGTTCCAAAAGCTGTAATTAGTATTCCAATAATTAAAATCTGCATATAAATGTATATCATAAAAATGGTTTTCTACTAAAACAGGATTGAATGTATTATCAAATGTAAGATAATTTCCTGAAGTAGTAGCTGTTGTTACACCATATGGCACAGTAACATTAGTACTGTCATCTCTAACATCCATTGTAAATGTACTAGGATAACTTCTAGGTATTACAGACAATGTTTGTGCTGCTGCTGATGTAGTTAATATAATCATTACTTATATAACGTAATAAAGTATGTAATTTGTAAAAACAAAAGAGCAAAAAAAAAGCACCCATAAAGGATGCTTAATTTTTTAAACTTAATTTAGATTAAGCTGTTGGGTCAATTTGACCTGCTGCTGGAGTAACTCCTGCGCCTAAGAAATAAGGTGCTGTTTCTTCCATTCCTTCAAATGTAAGAGTAAACCCACTTAAATCCCCTGCTGCTGCTCCTGTAACAACTGTTCCACCTGTAACTTCCATTCCATTCTCAAATCCACAAAGGAAATGATTTCCATAGTAATCCTGTACTACAGCATATGGTCTAGCTACTGCAAGAACTTGAAGTTCTGCTTGTGTTTTAGCATCTAAATAAGTTAATGTTAAATTTAATGTTTGAGTGTAAAAAGTAGTACCATTTTCTCTAGAACTTGTTACTGTAGTTTCTAAAGATGAATTACCTTTTACATCAAATTCGTACCAAACTGGTGCTGGTGAAGCATTTGTGATAGTTGCCACTTTTGTTGTAGAATCTACTGCAACACTAGCAATAGTTCCAAAGTCAGCAAAACAAACACTTTTAATGCCACCGAAAGCCGATTTACAAGGTACTTTTCTTCCCGTATTAAGCGTACAAGCCATAGTTTTATATTTTATTTTATAAAAAAAGGCAAGTAGATAAAACCCACCTACCTTTATTTATTTGTTAATTTAATTATTATGCGTAAGAAACAAGATCAGAAGCAATTCCAAACTGAACTCCTGCTGTAAATCTCATTATGAATCTTACATTCTGACTTCCATCAAGGTCTTGCATATCTAAAACTTTTACTTCATTCATATTGTTTAGTAAGCCAGTACCAAAATATAAATTACTTCTTTCTGCTGCGTACATTTTGTCGTCAGACATACCTGGACAAACAAAAATCTTCACTCCGTTTACAGATAATGAACCATTATTCCACCATTGTGTTCCTTGATTGTTAACACCATTAGCACCTAATCCTGCTGCTGCAAACCCACCAAGAGCTTGAACATAGAATTTAGCAGCACTACTTGGAATGTAGATATATAAATCTTCTTTTCCATATAATGCACCTGGAATAGCATCAACTACTTTTGATAATTCTGCAATAATGTTTGTAGCACTTAATCCACCACCTACTGCTGCAACTGATTGTCCTGCTGGAACATCTCCTGCTGCAACTGAAGCTGCAATTAGTTTTTCAAAACCATCATAAGAATTATTAGAAGCTGCTGCTGTATCACCTCTCCAAATGTTAAATTCAGTTGATTGTGCTACTTCTGCTGCTACGTGAGCAATCATAAAGTCAGAGAACTTTGGAGGAAGGGACTGACCCATTCCATAACCCATACTCTGAGCTTCCCAATCATTAATAAAGTCTTTTTTACATAATTGTAGATTTACCTGTAACTCAGTTGGCTGAATTATTCTTTCTGTAAGTGTTACAGAAGAATTAGGGTCAAAATCACAAGATGCTGGACTTACTAAAGAACCAGTAGCTAATTTCTTAATTACTTCTTTGTATGCAATATTTGGCTTTACTGATAAACCTCCGTCATCAATAGTAGAAGCACTCAATAAAGCTGCTGCAATATATTCACCTGCAAACTCACCTGCATACGTAGTTGTGATATTTGTAGTTGTGCCTAAATTAACATTTCTTAAATTACTCATTTTTTTTATTTTATTTATTAATTATTATGCTTCGGATGCCCAAATTCCAACACCACCAACAATATACCATTTTGTTAATGCGACTGCTCTAATTACAACGTAATCTCCGTTGTTTGCTGTTGCTTTTGTGTTAATCCAATCTTTTCCTGCAACACCACCAGCTACTGAATCTGCTGCTGCGTTTGCAATACTTCCGTTAAAAGAATCTGCTGAATCAGGTGATAACGTAATAATGTTATTTCCGTCAGCTCCAGAGTTTCTAAAAAGGAAAGTCATTCCTAAATTGCCAGAACCAATCTTTGGTAAGCTAATTACTAAAGCGTCTGTAGCAATATTGTGATCTATACCAGCATCTCCAGCAGGTACAGAAACTGATGCAGTCAATGTTTTTTGTGAAACTTGAACTTTTACATCATCATTTGAAGTATAACTGTATGAACTCATATTTTTTATTTATTTAATTTATTTAATACTCTATCTAAAGTTGTGCGTGTTTTGCTTTTTGCAAACACTCTTTTATTAATTTTTTTACCTTCAGGATTGTGCTTGATAGGTTTTACTGCTGCTTCTGAAAATTCTTCTTTTACTGTTCTAGATTTAAGACCTTTTCCATCTTCATTCATTTCTTCTTTCTTTTCTTCTAATCTAGCCTTAACTTCTTCAATCATCTCTTTTACTTCTTCAACAGCTTCTTCTAATTCCTGTCTAGAAACATAAGACATCTTTTCTTCTTCTTTTTCTTCTTCTAAGTCTTCAGTAATTTCTTCTCCATCTTCAGATTCCTTTTGTGGAACTTCGTCTGATACTTCTCTTACATCACCGATAATTCCTTCTTCTGCTACTACTACCAATCTTCCGTCTTGGAGTAAATACTCACCAACAGGCATTGCTACTTTCTCATCATCTGTTTTTATGAAAATCTCTTTTCCTTTTTCAAATGATTCAGCTTCAACTATAGTTCCGTTTTCTAGCTTTTGTTCTTCAAGGATTACCTCGATGTTTAAAAGCGTTTTAATTTGATTTAACATTTCACTTGGTTTCATATTATTTATATAACGATTATTAATTTAAATTTTGCGTTTTTATGTTGTTCTTGTTATTACGCCAATCCCTTGCGACCATATATCTCCATCACAACATTCGATTGAATAAGTATTTGTGTCTTTACATAGACAGGCTCTTGAACTTCCCCTTGGAGATGTTCTACTCGGTATGTAAGTTGAGTTTGTACGATTTCTAGGCATTAGATGTTAGTATTTCTTTTATCTTACTTATTACATCCAACGCATCTGACATCTTTTCTTCAACGCTTTCTTTAGGTCGTTCCATTTTGTCTGCAAAGTAGCCCTCAATAGAAAAACCTTTAACTTTATTTGTTTTAACATATTCATCCCACACTTCTTGGTTATTAACTTTAACTGCACCCATCCAAGTTCCGACAGGTACATCTAGACCATACTTTCTAGATTTATCGTGAACCTCATCTTCTACTAGCCAACTTTCAACTAATGTCAATCCGTTTAATTCGTGTTGATGTTCTAGTGTTGAATTGTTTTGTTTGCCTTTTGCAAGATATAGTTGTGATGCTTTTGCAACTGTCTCTTTAGAGAAAAAGATATAATAATCTCCATCTGCTGAAGTTCTAAATATAGTTTTATTAGGAATCAATAAAGCTCCTAATAAGATTCTTTTTTCTGCGTTAACTTCTGCAAGTTTTATTTCCTTTTCTTTTTTAAGTGCAATAAAATCTGATTCTATTGCTGGACTTTCTACAATCGATATGGCATCAATCCCACTATCTTCTTGATCTTCGTCTAAAATGAGTTCGACTATTTTCATAACTATATAACGTATTTAAAATATGATTTTGTATTTATCCTATTGTTGCACCTTCAATAGTATTTCTTTCTAATCCTTGTGCTGTTGTAACATCACTTGCAACAACAAACGCTTGTACTGGTTGTTGTGTTTGTTCACCTATAACATCTGCTAACTGATTTGTTGCACTTGCACCTACTATATTAAAAGAAGGAGGTGTTGGTGCTGCTGGTGAAGGAGGGGGAGAACCACCTGCTGCTGGAGGTGTCTTACCTGCTAAAGTTGGTAGCTTAGTAGCTGTAATTGCTTTTACTTGTGCCATACCAGAAACAACTGCTGCTGCTGCTGCAATAGCACCAAGTGCTGGACCGATTATCGGAATACCTGCCATAGACTTATAAGAATCTGTAGCTGACTGGAACGTGCTAATTGTTGCTTGACCAATAGCTGCTGCTTTACCTGCTGCTGATTCTTCACCTAATATTGTTGCCATATTTCCTAATGTATCACTAGCAATACTAAGTTTCTCTTTACCAGTCATATCTTCCCACTTAACAGAGTTTTCAGCGTTTGTTTGATTGAACTTGTTGAGTGCATTTGTCTTAGCTTTTTCTAATTGTTCTGTTGCTAGACCTTGTGCTTTAGCAAGTCTAATTAATTCGTCATAATGCTCAATAGTTTTTTGGATTTCTAATGCCCTACGTTCATCTTCTGTAACAGCTTCTGCATCTCTTATCTGTTTTTTTAAATCAGCTAATTGTTTTTCTGCTTCTAATTCTGCTGCATCATCTTCTGCCTTTTTTGCTTTAGCTTCATCGTCTAATGCCTTCTGAGCTGCTGCTTCTTCTGCTTTTAATGCAATAGTTTGTGATGTTACTTCTTTTTGTTTAGTAAGTTTTGCTGTTTCTAGCTGAATTAGTTGCGCCCTTAATGCTGCTTCTTCATCCAAATCTTCTTTTGTTGATTTACCGAGTGCATTTTCTTTGATTTTTGCATCAAGTCTTAGTTGTGCTGCCTCAATTTCTTTCTGAGTTATCTCATCTTCTAATGCACCTGCTTCTTCTAAGAACTTTATACGTTCTTCAACTGTAAATTTCTCTTTGTTTACTGCTTGTTCTAGTAATTTTGCTCTTTCTCTGTCTGCTTCTGCTCTATCTACCTGTAGTTGTCTTTCTACCTTGTCAGCTTTAGCTCTCATATCTGCAATTTCACCTGCAATTTTACCTTCCTCTGTTAATTCTTTAACTAAGTTTTGTGTTCCTTTAACTAATGATTCAGTAAGTATGACAGCAGGATTTAATGCTTGATTCATCTTTATAATTCCTTTACCTGCATCTTCTAATGCACCTGAAAAGTCTCCAGAAAACACTTTTGAAATAGCACTTCCTAAAAAACCTAGACCTTCAGTAACTTTTTGAACCTTATCCATTACAAAGTTCTGAATCATATTACCAAAGTCTTCTAATACTTTACCAGGTTTGGTAAATATGTCGATTATAAGCTCACCAAGGTTAGCAACTCTATCTGCAAATACATCAAAGACAGCACTTAGTACACCCATTACTTTAGCAAACTTGTTTTGTCCTTCTTCTGATCTTGAAAATGCAGCAGTCAATGCAGTAATTGTGATAACGAGCAACCCTAATCCAGATGCTTTTATTGCACCTCCTACTGTTTTAAATCCTTTTGTAACACCTTTTAATCCACTAACAGCACCTTTAAATCCAGATACCATTCCACCTGTTGCTTTGTCAGCAGCATCCTGAACACCACCTAAGTCTGCTTCTGTCTTTTCTAGGTCTTTGTTTAAGTTTTCTACATTCTTTTCAGATTGACCTGTATTTACTATTAAGTCATATTCTTTAGTTACTGTTGCCATTTGATATTGTTTTTAATTTGTTTAAATGCTGATTTAAAGTTTTTAGGCAAAGCATATTTACCTTGTGCAATTCTTATGTTTTCTGTTTCACCTTGTGCTACTTGTAAGAGGTCTATTATATTTTTTATCATTCTACTACATTTAATAATTCTATACTGCTTTTACCTGTTGTCAAATCAGTTGTTATAGAGTTTATCTTATAACTGTTTTGCTGAAATTGTATTTTGTCGTTTAATTGTAAATTGTAAAATATCTTTAATGGTAGCATTGCACTAACTTTTGTTAATCTTCTTTGTCTATTAAATACTTTACTTATATAAGAAGAATATTGGTCTTGAAATAATGTACCAGCAAATTCAACCCCATCATATTCATTGATTTCAGGTGCAAAGTTTATATTAGTTGTAGTTGATGTTCCTATCTCTAAACTATTAGATGGAATTACATAATCATTAATTTGCTCGTTTTGTCCTGCTGTATTTTTAAATGAAATGTTATTACCATTTTGTATATATATAGCATAAAAAACTAAAGGCAATCCATAATAAGGTTCTTGATTGTCATCTACAAAAAAGCCATATTGTACTGTTGTATTTGTTACAGAAGTTGTAATCCCTGCATCTACAAGCCTTTCATACATTACGTGTTCAAAAGGTATATCTACTTTATATACATTATTTGGTGCATCAAAAGTAGCATTATCTAAAGTAAATTTAGTAGCACCCCAAGCAATGTTGTTTAGCTGGTTGTATTGTTTAGCTAAAAACGTGCCAACTCCAGTATAACTAAAAGCAATTTCTTTAAATGGAAGTGCGACATCTACTGTTGATTTGGTTACATCTAAATATTGGTCAATGTTTATAGGAGTAGCAGAACCTGCTGCATAATAACTATCTAAAGTTCTGACAACAATAACTCCAGAATTATCGACATAAGCTGTTAGATTAAACATCTTAAATATAGAAGTTAAGAAATCTATTACTGTCATTTCTGGTATTTGCTCTGTTATGTTGAAATCTACAGTTGCACCAGTTGTAAATGTATTCTGATTACTCCAAATATCAGTACCACCACCACCACCCTGCCCAAGCACACCTACAGAAATAGTCCATTTAATTTTAGTTGATGCAAAAGAAATAGGGTTGATTGAACCTATAGATATTGAATAACTACCAGCACTTAACATTGTTGAACTAGTATTAAAAAAGGTTTGTGAGCCTGTTACGTTTTGTCTTTGCTCATATATTTGGCTGTTTTTAAAAACCTGTATTGTGTATTCTATTGTATTGTCAGTTGGTTCTATTTCTAATTTAGTTTCTAAATATTGTGTTGTTCCGTCTGGAGTTTGTTGACCATCTGGCATTAGTGTTAATATCCCATTTATTTCGTTTGTGTAACCTGTATTACCTGATGTTTTAGTTAAGTCAGAAAGTGAAACCATATTTATTGTAGCTTGTGTTGCTGGTTCTACTGTTCCTTTTTTTCTATGCAACCACATCCATAAATTATAGAATTGTGTATTAGATGAATTATTAAAAAAGTCGTTAGAAAACGTAATCTTTTGTGTACCATCATCATTTTGGTATCTAGTTTCTGTTTCTATAGCATCTATAATAGTTTGTAATCTTATAGCAAACTTTAATTGATTCCAATTAACACCATTAACACTACTAGAATTAACCCAATATACATTGTTTGCTGCTTGTGTTACAGAATTATAAGTTAACCTATCAGTATGCGTAATTAAAGGTGCGCATATATTGGAAGTTGGATTTGCTGTTAATCTAGTTTTAATTGTACTATATTCATAAGTAGTATCATCAGCAGATAATTGTGATAATCTAGATAATTGGTCATCACCTAATACATCTT